TTAACTTCGGTCGAGTAGTACATGGGCCGCAGTCTATGCGGCGAAAACGCTGGAAACGCGGGGTTAAATTCCGTGATCCGCCTATATCGCGAATATAGGAGAAACGCGCATTTGAACCGTTTGTTTGAGGGCCGACGGCTCCCTATCTTGGCGGCTCATTCAGCGATTGAGCGCAGTTAAACCCATGCCCCGTTCCCTTGTTTCGTTCTGGAAACGTGTCGCCACCAGCGGAGCCACCGTTGATGGGCGCGTAATCCTTCCCCAGGAACTGCGCGACATCGCTGAAACCTACAAACCGTCCTTTTACACGGCGGTGATCTGGTGCGACCACGAACGTTGGCCAGGCTCCCACGGCACTGTCTACGCGGTGCGTCTGGTGGAAGAAGCCGAAGACCTGGAGCCCGGCGAAGTGGCGTTGGAAGCGCAATTGAAGCCCAACGACCGCCTGCTGTATCTGAATGACCAGGGCCAGAAGCTGTTCAGCAGCATCGAAATTACCCCGGACTTCCGTGGCAAGGGCAAGGCCTACCTGACTGGTTTGGGCGTTACCGACCAGCCTGCCAGCGTGGGCACTCAGGAACTCTACTTCTCCCACAAGAACAACCGCGCCTCCTACTACGCCGCGTCGGTCGAACTCGGCCGCCTGCAGGAAGACAGCCCAAACACCGCCGAAACCGGACTGATCGATGCCCTAACCGGCTTCTTCAAGCGTTTCGCCGCAGGTGCGTTGCCCACCGAAACCACTCCACCCCAAACAGAGAGCAAAACCCCAATGGATGAAGCTACAGCAACGGCTTTGACGGCCCTGGTGGCGCAGCTGCTGGTTGTCGCTGCCGGCCTTCAAGCCGTCATTGAGCCTGCCGCCGCAGATGCACCCGAGCCTGACCAGGGCCTGATCGATGACGTCAGCACGGCCGTGGACGACATCGTAGCCACCGCCGAAGCAGAGCGTGAATTCCGCCGTCAGGGCAAGGGCAACCAGTCCGTGCTGGCGAAGCTGGACGCACTGCAGAAGCAATTTTCCGCACTGCAGAACACATCCAATGGTCGCCAGTTGCCGCGTAATCCCGGCCCGGTAACCACCGTCAAAAAGCGGGTGCTCTGACATGGCCTATTCGTTGAGCGCCTACGGCGCCAAGATGTACGCGCAGCTGCAACTGGCCATCGCTGAAAGCTACGGCGTGGAGCTGGCCAGCAAGCACTTTAGCGTCGACCCGACCATTGCCCAGGAGCTGAACGACGCCATCACGGCCAAATCGGACTTCCTGGAGCGTATCAACGTCATTCCGGTGACCGAGATCAAAGGCCAGAAGGTCTTCATTGGCGTGTCGGGTCCGGTCACAGGCCGCACCAACACCAAGACCACCGATCGCGAAGCCAAAGATGCGTCGTCGCTGGATCAGGACACCTACGAGCTGTCGTCGACCGAGTCTGATGTTGGCCTGCCTTACGCCAAGATTGATGCCTGGGCCAAGTTCCCGGACTTCCATCAGCGTTACTCCGCAGCTGTGCAGAAACAGATCGCGCTGGACCGCATCATGGTCGGTTTCCATGGCACCCATGCTGCCGTGCAGACCGACATCGAAAAATACCCGATGCTGCAGGACGTCAACAAAGGCTGGCTGCAACAGGCACGTGAACAGATCCCGGCCCAGGTACTCAAGGAAGGCAAGGTCGCCGGCAAAGTCACCCTCGGCACCGGTGGCGACTATGCCAACCTCGATGCCCTGGTGCACGACACCAAACAACTGGTGGACGAACGTCTGCGCGATGCCGGCGACCTGATCGCGATCATCGGCACCGACCTGCTGGCCGCCGACAAGGCCAAGCTGTATTCGAAGCAGGGCGACACCCCGACCGAAAAAGAGCGCATCGAAGAAGCCCAGGTAATCGCCACCTACGGCGGCCTGCCGAGCTTTAGCGTGCCGTTCTTCCCGGTCAACGGCGTGGTCGTCACCAGTTGGGACAACCTGTCGATCTACTTCCAGGACTCCAGCTGGCGCAAGCAGACTGTCGACAATCCAAAGCGCTCCCGCGTTGAGGACTACAACAGCCGCAATGAAGGTTATGTGATCGAGCAGCTGGAAAAGTTCGCCATGACCGAAAACGTGGAGCTTGTGGCGTGAGTCTGGCCCTTGCGCACAAGCGCCGCACTATCGCGCTGGGAGGCGCCGCCATTACGGCGGCTGCAGTCTCCGCAGCGCTTCCTTACTCGCCGGCGGAAGCCCTGAGCAGCCCCGCCAATGCACGCAAGCACCTGCTGCTGCAGGAAGCGGCATTGGACCAGGACCTGGCGCGCATCAGCGCGATCAATGGCCTGGCAGGACGCCAGGCACTTAAACGCGACGAGCTGCTGCCCAAGTACCAGGAGTACGTCCAGCGCTATTGCGAGTCGGGTTTGGTCTTCCCAAATCGCGTTGCGGTGCAGGTGTTGGTCTGGCTGTTCGATACCGCCCAGTTCGAAGACGCCCTGGAGCTGGCCGACGTCCTGATCGAGCAGGGCCAGCAGATGCCGGAGCGCTTCAAGCGCCGCGACATCCAGACCTTTGTCGCTGACGCCGTATGCGAGTGGGCCTACGCCGAATACAAAGCCAATCGCAGCCCGGAGCCTTATCTCTATGACCTGCTGCCGCTGGTTGACGGTGAGTGGCAACTGACGGAGCAGATCCCGAGCAAGTACCACAAGTTGATCGGCATACGCGCCATGGAGGCCGAGCAGTGGGAAACCGCGCTCAAGCACCTGGAGCGCTCGACGGAGCTGTACGCCCAAGCCGGCAACGACACCCGTATCAAAAGGGTCCGCAAGGCCCTGGAAAAACAAGCGGCCGCTACCCCGGCCACCGAATAACCGACTACCCCCCCAGCGGGGACCTGTGGAAGTGAGCCGCCCATTTATGGACCGTCTCACTGAAAACAGGCTCCCCGCCCTATTTGAGCGGTCAGCATGAGCTTTTCAGGTAAACCCACCACTCTTGTGGAACTGGCGATCAAGAACGACGGCTTCTGGCCGGACGTCTCTGTGTCTGAATTCCAGAAGGGCTATCGCCTGCCGGCGGAATACCTGGTGGAACTGCTGACCGCTGAATTGACCACGGCGATGACCGATGTCAACGCCGATCTGGCCAAGTTAAAAGCGCGATGGCAGGGCCTTGGCGTGTCAAACGTTGAGTCTGCAGACACCACTGTCTTGCCGGAGCGCACCTTTCAAGCGGCGACGTACAAGCGCGCCGTGTATTGCCGAGCCAAGGCCAGTTTGCTGACCCAGTTCGCAACCATCATCCGCCGCGAAAGCGCGGAAAACCTGGGCAAGGAATTACCCGATCGCCCGGAAACCTTCCTGGCCTTCAGCCAACAGGCCGTGCGTTCGCTGCAGGGCCGTGGCCGCATCACGGCGGCGTTGCTATGAACAAGCTCCGCGCCCTGACCACATACCTGATCAGTCTCGACCTGGTGCTGCCTGAGCAGATCGACAGCTGGGCCGAGCAGGTCAACCTGGATTTGATCTGGAAAGACACCACCCAGGGCCTGCACATGGGCGATATGCGTTATCGCGCCGTAGTCGTGATCGAGCGATTTGCCGGCAACCCGGCATTGCTGATGGCGCTCCTGGGCGGCTGGCTGGAATCCAACGACCCCGATCGGGACGACGATCTGCCGGCGCCGACGTTCGCCGTCGACCAGGTCACCCCAGACGAAGCGGATCTTGAACTGACTTTGGAGTTTGTCGAGGCGCAGCACCTGGCCGAAGACCCCAACGGCAAGGTCGAGGCGTTCGGCAAAACGTGGGGTCTGGTCGACTTCGATCTTTGGACCGCTGAACAGGGTGAGGTCCGCGGCGGTGGCGCGTAGCACTTTCGAGTTGGACGTGCGGGGCCACCTCGGCGTTCGCGAACAGCTGGCCCTGCTGAGCCTGCCCCCGCAACTTCGCCGGCGCTTGCTCAACAACGTCAGCAAGCGCGTGCGAACCATGAGCCGTAAGCGGATCCGCGAGCAGCGCAACCTGGACGGCTCGGCCTTTGAGGCGCGAAAGGGCGACGGCAAGGGCAAGAAGAAGATGGAAGTCGGCTTGGGCAAGTTGCTCCAGGTCACCAGCGTGAGCCCCGACGCTGCAACGCTGGGATGGCGTAACGGCTTGACCGGTTGGGTCGCTGCCCAGCAGCACCACGGCGCGACCGAGCGCCGTACCGCCACGCAGATGCGCCGGTGGAACAAGGTGCCCGAAGGTCTGGCCGCGACGGACAAACAGGCAAAACGCCTGCGTCGCCTGGGTTTCAAGGTACGCCAGAAGGGCAAAAAGAGCCTGTCCCGGCCATCCGTGGCATGGATTCAAGAACACGTGAACTACGCCAAGGCGGGCCTGCTGATACGCATCCTGTCCGACGAAAAAGCCGAAGGCACTGGCGCGCAAAGCTGGGACATCACCTTGCCAAAGCGCCAATTCCTGGGCGCCGGCACCGAGCAGGAGACCAGCTCGCTGGTTAACCAGGTGCTGGCACAAATCCTCAACTCCCCCAAATAACGAGGCACTGCATGGCACTTGGCAAAGTCAGCGTTAACAATCTCAACCTCGGCCAGGGTGCCGTGACCGAGATCGAGCGCTATTTCCTGTTCATCGGCCCCGGCGCAAAGAGCGTCGGCAACCTGATCGCCCTGAACACCGACAGCGACCTGGACGTGATGCTGGGCCTTCCTATCAGCGATCTGAAAACCCAGGTCGCGGCAGCCAAGGCCAATGGCGGCGACCGCTGGGCGTGCCTGGCCGCTCCGATCACTGCAGATGGCGATTGGGCTGACGCCCTGGAAGCGGCGCAACAGCAAGGGTTTTCCGTCGAGGCGGTGGTGATCACCAAACCGGTGGCTGCTGCAGCTGAACTGTCAGCCATGCATGACGCCGCGATCGCCGTCAGCAATACCTACGGTCGCCGTATTTTCGTGATGGCCTGCACCGCCGGCATCACTGCCGAACAGACCTGGGCCGACTACCTGACCCAGCAGAAAGCAATCACCAAAGACCTGGCTGCACCGCGCGTCCTGGTCGTACCCCAGTTGCACGGCAATGACCTGGGCGTCCTGGCTGGGCGCCTGGCCAATGCAGCGGTCAGCATCGCTGACAGCCCCATGCGTGTGGCCACCGGCGCCGTATTGGCTTTGGGGAGCGTGCCCAAGGACCAAGAAGGCGTTCCCCTGCCATCCGCCATCCGATCGGAACTCGACAAGGCCCGGTTTTCGGTCTCGCAAACCTACTCCGATTACCCGGGCGTGTTCTGGGGTGACGGCAACATGCTCGATGCGCCGGCGAGTGACTTCCAGGTAGTCGAGTACCTGCGTTTGGCCGACAAGGCCGCCCGCCAGGTACGCCCGTTGCTAATCCTGCGCGTGGCCGATCGGCGTCTGAACAATTCGGCCAACAGCATGGCGGCCGCTATCAGCGCCTTTATGAAGCCGCTGCGCGTCATGGCCAAGTCCACGACCTTCGCTGGCCAGGTGTTCCCAGGCGAGATCGAATCCCCCAAAGACGGGGACATCCAGCTGGTCTGGCACACCAAAACCAAGGTCGAGGCGTACATCAAGATCAAGCCCCTCAATTGCCCGAAAGACCTGACGGCGAACATCGCCCTGGACCTTTCCAACGACGATTCGGAGTAATCCCCTATGTCCCGTATTGGCGGTAAAAACTTCGATATCAACCTGGGCGACCTGCAGATCCATATCGAAAGCTGCACCCTGGATATCACCGACAACACTGCCGTGGCGCAATCCCGGGGCGTGCCCAACGGGCATGTCGACGGCGACGTGGCGGCAAGCGGTGAATTCGAATTCGACACCAGCAACTTCAACCTGCTGATCGAGGCCGCCCGGACTGCCGGCAGCTTCCGCCAGTTGGAGCCGTTCGACTCGGTGTTCTTCGCCAAGGCCGGCGACGAAGAGCTGCGCATTGAGGCCTTCGGCTGCAAGTTGAAGGTGTCCAGCCTGCTGAGCGTCGACCCGAAAGGCGGCGAGAAGTCCAAGCACAAGGTGCCTTTCGAGGTCACCAGCCCGGACTTTATTCGCGTCAACGGCGTGCCTTACCTGGCCGCTGCAGAGATCGAGGGGCTGCGCTGATGGGCGATTGGCTCGACGACGCAAAGAAGATCGAGGAGCTGGAGCGCGAGCGGTCGATTCAGGCCCAGCTCGCTCGCCAGCGCCCAAAGGGGCCAAGCCGTACTCACTGCCTTGACTGTGAAGAGCCGATCCCAGAAAAGCGTCGGGCAGCCCCTGGAATCACCCGCTGCGTGCCGTGCCAATCCCTTATTGAGCAAGGACAGCGCCGATGACCGCACGCACCAAGCCCAAAGGCACCCTGGAAAGCCGTTACGCCGTGCTTGAACACCGCGTCAGCGACCTGGAAGAACGCCATGAAACCGTGCCGACCCGTGTCACCCGGTTGGAAGGCGAGTTCGAACATATGGCAGTGCAACTCTCGGACCTGAATGATGGCCAGCGCCAGCTGACCGCCACCGTGTCCGATATTGGCACCAAGGTCACCCGCATGTTGGCGGTGCTGACCGTGCTGGGTGTGGTCGCGCAGATGGTCGGGCCGGCGCTGTTGCGGATCCTGTTCCCATGAGTCTGCGTAACAAGATCGCCGCCGGAGCCCTGGTGTTGGCCAGCGCGCCCTTTGTCGTCTTCCTGGGCCAGTGGGAAGGCGAAGGCCAGAACGTCGTCTATGCCGATCGCCTGGCCCGCGGCCTGCCAACGGTATGCAAGGGCATCACCCGTTACACCAGCCCGTACCCGTTGATCGTGGGTGACTACTGGTCGCCGGCGCGCTGCGCCGAGGTGGAGCAGCTGGTGGTCGAGAAAGGCCAACTGGCGCTGGCCGACTGCCTGACCAATCCGGCGATCGGGCAGAAGACCTTCGACGCGCTGAGCAGCCATGGCCACAACTTCGGTACGCCCAGCACATGCGCCAGTCGTGCCGTTGGCCTGATCAATGCCGGCAAGATCGCCGAGGGCTGCAAGGCACTCGCCTGGGGCCCCGACGGCAAGAGCCCGGTGTGGTCGTCTGTCACCGACGCCCAGGGCCGAAAGCGTTTTGTACCAGGCCTGCACGCTCGCCGGCGCGCCGAAGCGGCCATGTGCGCGGAGGGTTTGTGATGCTGCGCGAGATCCTGTTTCCGCTGCTGCTGTGCGTGGCCGCATTTATCGGCTTCGACATCCTGGAGGGGCAACGCGACACCGCCCGCCTGGAGCGCGACAACGCCCTGTTCGAAGTGGCGGGCCTGCGCGAAGCCGCCCGCATCAGCGGCGAGATGCTGGCCGACCGTGACGCGATCGATCTTAAACGAACCCTGGAGCTGGACCATGAACGCGCTTCAAACCTTGAGCTGCGCCGGGCTGTTGACGATCACCGTCAGCGGCTGCGCGTCAACGCCACCTGCAGCCCCGCCGGCACCGAAAAAACCAGCGCCGGCAGCGTGGCTGATGCAGGCGCCGCCGAACTCGCTGCAGACGCTCGACCGGATTATTTCACCCTCAGAGATCAGCTTGCCCTCAGTAAGCAAATGATCCTGGGCCTGCAGGACTACGTGCACCAGGTGTGCCTGCGCTGACCTGAAAACCCCTTTAAACCAACCACCACAACGGATACGAATATGAGCCAGACCCAAGCCCGCGAAATCACCCTGGAAGTCGGTGAAAAGGAATTCACCTTCACCCTGTCGCCCCAGGACGTGACCAAGTACTTCAACGCCATGACCGCCAACAACAAGGTCGCGCCGTCTTTCAACCTGCTGAGCAGCACCGTGTTGCCGGCTGAAAAAGCCGGTCTGCGCGAGGTGTTGGCCAACCCGGTGATGACCATGCAAATCGCCGGCGCGCTCCTCGAAGAGTACGCACCCGACGTCGAGATCATCGTAAAAAAGCCCTTGAGCACGCTGACCGCCTGACCGAAGACGGCCTGGGCCAGTTGCTGGCCCTGACCAACCGTTGGCTACCTGGTGCCGAGCCCAGCATCGAGAACATGGGCACGGCCAAGTGGCTGGAAGACGAACACTGGAAACGCATGGAATTTGCCGTGGCAAACGGCATTGCCTATGCGTTGAACGGATAGGAATCACATGGCCGATCGTAGCGCCCGCCTGGACTTCATCCTTGCCCTGACCGACAAGGTCACCGCGCCCCTGGGCAAGGTGAAAATGGGCTTTTCCGAGCTGACCGAGCAAAGCGAAAAGAACATCAAGACCATGGGTATGGGCCTGGCCGGTGTGACGGGCGCTTTTGTCGGCATCAACGAATCCCTACAGCCCGCGTTGGAGATGAATCGCGCCCTGGGCGAGGTCAAATCCCTGGGCGTGGCCGAAGACGCGTTGACCGCGTTGAATCAGAAAGCCCTGGAATTCTCGGTGAACTACGGCGAGAACGCCCGGGATTTTGTGGCGTCGGCCTACAGCATCGAGGGCGCTATCAAAGGGCTGACGGGCAGCCAACTGGCGACCTTCACCAACACCAGCAACCTGCTGGCCAAGGCCACCAAATCCGACGCCGACACCATGGGCGCCTACGTGGGCACCATGTACAACCTGTTCAAAGGCCAGGCCGACGCCATGGGCAAGGGCGAATGGGTTGAAAAACTCGGCGGGCAGACGGCCCTGGCGGTGCAACTGTTCCGCACCGACGGCGCCCAGCTCAAGGACGCCTTTAAGGAAGTCGGCTCGATCGCCACCGCTGCCGGCGTCGATATCGCCGAGCAGTTCGCGGTGATCGGTTCGCTGAGCAGCACCATGGAAGGCGGCGACGCCGGTGGGCGCTACAAAGCGTTCTTCGAAAACATCGGCGCTGCGTCCGAAAAAATGGGCCTGAAGTTCACCGACTCCAATGGCAAAGCGCTGCCCATGCTGCAGATCATGGACAAGCTGCAGGGCAAGCTGGGCGACCTCACCAGTGCGTCGGCCAGCGCCAAGCTGATGGACGCATTTGGCGGGGAAGGTGCCCAGGTGATTGGTTCCCTGGCCAAGGCCATGGTCGACCCGTGGCAACAGTTTGGCGCTGCAGTCGAGGCGCTGCGCATTGCCTTCGGCCAGGCGTTGATTCCGATCCTGACGCCGTTGATGGCCAAGCTGTCTGGCATTGCCGGCACCATGACCCGCTGGACGCAGATGTTCCCCAACATCACCCGCGTGATCGGCATTGTCACGCTGACGATCTTGGCGCTGATCGCCGTCATGTCCGTGCTGACCTTTGCCGTCGGCGCCGGCCGCATGGCCTGGCTGGCCATGGTGACCGTGTGGAAAGTGGTGCAGATGATCAGCCTTCGGACCACTGCCGTGTTCTTGATGCAGAAGCTGATCATGCTGACCTATATCACCGTGGTGTACGGGCTGTCCGCCGCCCTGGGCGTGGTTCGCGGCGTGATGCTGATGTGGCAGGGCGCGATCTGGCTGGTCAACGCCGCGCTGCTGGCCAACCCGGTCGCCTGGATTGTTATCGGCGTTCTGGCCCTGGTCGCGGCGGTGGTCGCCGCCGTTGTGTACTGGGACGAGTGGACGGCCGCGCTGATGAACAGCGAGGCGTTCAAGTGGGTCAGCGACCAACTGAGCGCGTTGTCGGAGTGGTTCGCCTCGATGGGCGGCTGGTCTGGGATGGCCAAGGCCGCATGGGACGGCATCGTCGCGATTTTTCACACAGCGATCAACGGCCTGATCGAGATGCTGAACAAGATCCCTGGCGTCGACATTGAAACTCGCTTCGGCGCCATGCCCGAGGTGCCCGGCACCGACATCGGCGTGAACACCATGGATAGCGCTGCAGCGGCCCAGCGCGCGCAGCAGACCATCAACGCGGCCATTCCAAGCCTGTCGCCGGCGCGGCCTAACGCGGTGCCCCAGGGTGGCCTGCTGACCAGCATCCAGAACAACAACAGTAGCCAGAACAAGGGCACCCACGTGGAAAACCTGAACATCAACACCGCCAAGCCAATGACCCCGTTGGAGCTGGAAAACATGATGGCCATGTCGGTGGGCGGATGAGCGAATACATCGATCTGCTGATTGTAGGCAACGACCTGGTGCTGGACCCGTCGCGTCAGCCGCTGCTGATTGATGACCGGGCCAGCATCGCCCAGGACATCGCCCACATGATCCGCGACAGCGGCCTGCTGGTCACCCTGGTGGCCGAGCGCGATCGGCTCAAGCAACGCGACTGCATCCAGCAACTGGAACTGCTGGTGGAGGCCGACGAGCGCCTGGTACCGGGCACGGCGCAGATCACCCAGCTGCAGCCCGGCCAGTACCAGGTCACGGCGACAACCCTGAAATTCGGCGACATCGAGGTGGATATTGAGTGACGTAGATTTCAAACAGGCGCTAGCCGACGGCGGCATTCCCACGACCGAGGCGGGGCTCCTGCAGGCGTGGGAAAAGGAAGTGGCCGCCCAGGGCAGCAAGCTGAGCAACACCAGTGCCTATTCGCCGTTTTGGCGCGTGGTGCGCGCCCTGGTGACCAAGCCTGTGCTGTGGATCCTGGATTTTTTCGTGGCCACGGTGCTGCCCAATTTTTTCGTCAAGACCGCTGTAGACGCCTGGCTCGACATGCTGGCTTGGGCCGTCAACGTCGAGCGCAAAGGCGCGACCAAGGCCGTGGGCTTTTTGCTGTTCATCCGCGAAGCCGCCGGCGGCGCCCTGGAAGTCCCGGCCGGGACGCTGGTGCAATCCCCATCGATCAACGGCCATATTTACCAGGTGGTCACCACGGCGGCGGGCGTCTTCGCTGACGGGCTGATGCAACTGCAGATCCCGGTCGAGGCGGTCGACACCGGCGCCGGTTTCAACCTTGCTCCGGGTTATTACGCGATCTTGCCCGTTCCGGTACCGGGCATTGCCCAGGTAGTGAACAGTGACGGCTGGTTGACCACACCAGGTGCAGATCCTGAGCCCAACGACGAGCTGCGTCTGCGTACCCGTAACCAGTTTTCGGCAGTCAATCAATGGCACACCGACGCGGTATACCGCGCCATGATTTCGGCCTTCCCGGGCGTGCGTCCCGACGGCGTGTATTTCGAGCATGGCGCGCCACGTGGCCCGGGCAGTGCCAACGCCTATGTGCTGTTTGAAGCGGACGTGCCGGCGGCGACGTACCTGGAGCAAATCAACGCGCATATCCGCGACCAGGGCAACCATGGTCACGGCGATGATTTACTGGTGATGGTCATTCCTGAGACCCAGCACGCGCTGCAGATGGAGATCTGGCCACACTCCACCCTGACAGATGAACAACGCGAAACCCTTGAGGACAACGCCAAGCTCTTCGTGCGGGCGGCGTTTCGGGAAAGCACCGCCACGGATTACCAGCCGACGCCGACTTATCCCCAGTCGCGGTTCTCGTTTAGCCGCCTGGGCGAAGAGCTTCACCAGCAGTTCGCCGGCATTGAGTCGTTGCGCTTTGCCACGGCCGACATCATCAGCGAGCTGAACATCCCGCGGATCCAGAGCTTGGAGGTGCTGCTGCATGATTAAGATCGATCTGCCGTTCTGGCTCGATGGCACCGAGTTGGCCAAGCTCAAGGCAGCGGCCCAGGCCTGGTGGGAAAAGGTCGAGGGCTGGTTGCGCTGGCCCCTGCTGCAGATGGACGCCGACACCTGCCACATCACCGTACTGGACCTGCTGGCCTGGCAGCGCGATATCACCCGCTTCAAGGGCGAACCCGAGGCCTTGTACCGCCTGCGGGTCAAGTACGCCTTCATTAACGCAGTCGACGCCGGCAGTACCGCCGGGATGAAACGCATCCTGGAGCGCCTGGGCGTCGGTTATGTCGAGATCGAGGAGCGTCAGCCCGACCGGGACTGGGACGTGGTGTTGCTGCGCTTTTCCGACTCCCAGCTATCGAAAAACCCCGAGCTGCTGCGTGTGCTGATCCAGCAATACGGCCGCACGTGCCGGCGTTATGACTTTTCCACCATCACACCGGTGCCGGTGCAAGTCGCCATTGTCCACTTCCACGACGATCAGCAAACGCTGGTCGCCCGCCTTTAGGAGCCCTCATGGGAGCCAGCATTACCCTTGCAGGTGAAAGCCTGATCGCGCAGAAACAAGCCGCCAACACTGGGCTGAAAGTTGCCAAATTCATTTTTGCCAACGTCCCAGGGCTTGATCCGAACGGGCCGGTAGACCGTGCCGCCGCCAAGCCTGCAGCGGCGCAGATCGTTTACAGCTACGTGATCCCCGACGCCAACGCGGGCTATGTGAACCCTAATCAGGTGGTCTACAGCGCGCAGATCGGCTCGGACGTAGGCGATTGGGATTTCAACTGGATCGGCCTGGAAAGCGCCGAGGGCACTTTGTTTGCCGTGGCCTATGTGCCTGTGCAGCAAAAACGCCGCAACATCCCGCCATTGCAGATCGGTAACAACCTGACCCGCAATTTCCTGGTGGCGTTTGACGGTGCCCTGGCGCTGACCGGCATCACCATCGACGCGAGCACCTGGCAGCACGATTTCACCGTGCGCCTGGCCGGCATTGATGAGCGCGAGCGCCTGAGTAACCGCGACGTGTACGGCCGGGCGTGCTTCTTCGGTAGTTCGCTGCAGTTGGAAAAGGTCGGTAGCGCCTATCAGCTCAAGCCTGGCACGGCATACATCGAAGGCATTCGACTGGTGCAATCGGCGGCGTTGCCAGTTGTGCCGCCGGCGTTGCCCTCCACAGCCTGGCTGGATGTCGCGCTGCAGCGCGAGATAAGTGACGTTGTGGCCACTTGGGCCGTAGTTTTTGGGGCAGACAAGGCTGATTACACCGATGCCTTGGGGGTGAACCACTACTGCGTGGCCATCGCCGATCTGGCCGCTGCCGGCGTAACTGATCGACGGTCAGTGGAAGCGATCAACGGCCCGCTGGTGCAGCAATTCGCACTGCGTGCGGGTGACTATGAGCGACTACGTGCCCGATCGACTACCAAGGAGGACGTAAAGTTGGGGAACATTCCCAACGCCATCAGCGACGACGTAGAAACCAACAGCAGTGCGATTTTGGCCACCACAAAGGCTGTGAAAGTAGCTGTGTCCGTGATTTGGACAGCGATTGCCAGCATCATTTCTGGCGCTACGGTCGTAGGTAAAGCGGCCAAATGGTCATCAGTGCGAACGTTCAGCCTGAGTGGTGCGATGACTGGATCTGTTGACCTAGATGGCTCCGCTGATGTGACGTTGATTGCTGCTGCGACTCAAGCTTCGGAGACGGTCGCAGGCGGTGCCAAGATCGCTACCCAGTCACAGACGAACGAAGGCATCAATGACACCAACTACGTCACTCCTAAAAAACTGCGATGGGGTTTTTTAATCAGTTTTACAAATAACGGTTACATCGTTTTCCCTACCTGGTTGGGCAGTTTCATCATTCAGTGGTTTAAGGGGCCGGTGGGCGTGAACGAAGGGACCTTGTATCCAGCAGTCGCCTTTCCAATGGAGTTTCCAACGGCGTGTCTGGTGCCCTTCGTGACTACCTTGGGTAATGACACCTCCTACTCAGACACCATGTTTCAGACCTCTTCCTGGACAAAGTCAAGCGTAAAACTGTTTCCACAGTGGTTTGGCTCCGGCGGTTATCAAGGGCTTTGCTTTCCTCTTGTTTTTGCCATCGGTTACTAAAGGAATAAAAGCATGCAACGTTTGTATAGCCCATCAACTGGCACCACTTATCTCGTCGGGTTTCACCCGACTATTCCGCAGGATGCAGTGGAGATCAGCGAAGAGGTGTTTCTGTCTGTTATCGCCAATCCACTGCCTGGAAAAGTTCGTAGCCATGACCTCAACGGGCAGCCGATCTTGATTGATCTCCCAGCGCAATCGATAGTTGATCAATTAAACGGGATTTACACCAGGCAATTGCGCCTCATCAATACTGCATGTGAAGTTGCTATCACCAGCGGGGTATGGTCCTCGACGTTGGGACAACCACACCAATACAGTAGCCTGCGAGACGATCAGTTGAACTTGACTGGTGCCATATTAGCGGGCTTAGACACGCTCTACCCTTGCCGAGATGAGGAGGGATTAAAGGAGTTCCGCCTTCATACTTCTGCACAGCTCCGGCAAGTGGGGGATGACTTCCTACAGTTCAAGCTGCAGCAACTGCAAAAATCCAATGATCTGAAGCAGCGACTTGATCAAGCGTTGACTGACCTGGACTTGGCAGCCTTGGAAGCTGTGAGCTGGGAAGGTGAACTGTGAGCGATTGGGCACCAGTGACGATGCGCTGGCCCGAGCAGTCGACCCAATGGATGGGAGAACTAGCGGCTGCTCAAGATCTGGCCGGTGCAGAGCTGAACAGCACCAGCGAGCGCCTGGCCGGGCTCGATGGCATGACCAGCACCAACCCGGGGCCAGTAGGTGATGCGGCCAAGGGCGCGATCGAAGCGGGGCGTGCGGCCCTGGCTGGGCAGATGGGCGAGGCGCCGGCATGTCTGGCCGTGACGCCATTCCAAAGCGGAGTAGGGCAGGGCCGTGGCCACCAGCGGTTTCTGTCGGCGCCGAACTTGCTGCAGCAGCTGGCCGCCAAACTGGTCGACGCCAGTGACAGCGGCCGACCGGCTGGCCCTCAATATGCGCTGTCGCTGATGTTCCTGGGCACGCGTCTGGATCAGTTCGCCGAAACCCTGGCGCGTTTCAATGCACTGCTGCCGATCCCTGACCTGGTGCGCGCTGAACGTCGTGCGCGGAACCTGTCGCGGCTGGAGGCCGAAAAGTGGGAGATCCCCAGCGCCGGGCCTTTGCCGCGCTGGTCTGCGCTGCCCCTGGAGCGGTGCACAGTGGTCAAAGCGGCGAAACAATCCATGGCTGGCCAGATCGCCATCCTGGAGAGCTACGCGGCCGACAGCTCGCCCATGGGTGACCTGGCCGCATTGGCTGGACGCAAAGCAGCCCAGCAGCAGGACCGCGACAAGCAGTTGAACGATCTGAAAGCGCTGCTGGCAGACGGCAACGCCGATCACAGCATGCGTGCGCGGATCCTGGGCCCAGGCGACAACAACGAACTGCGCCGCGCCTTGCTGCAGGGCGATGCACCAGGTCACGAATGGGTGCTGTGCGCCGGCGTGCTGCTGGTGGGCTCGCTCGATGGCTTGAGCTTTGTTCGGGAGTTGGTCGGCCTATGACACTTCTACTTGATGGTCAGCAGATCCTGGGCAAGCGGCTGAAAATCACCGCCAACCTGCGTATCGAAAGCGACGATCTGTCGGGCCAGACCAGCAACAGCCAGACCGCGCACAAGGGTTTCAAGCCCAAAACCCTGGCCGTGAGCTTGACGATTCCGTTCGTTGACGCGGTGCAACTGCGTGACTTGATGCGTTTGGCCGAAGCCACGGCCGGCGGTGGCCAGCTCAAGATGTACCGCATCGTTAACGACACCGCCGCCGCTTTCGGTATCCGCGAAGTGCAGTTCAGTGACGGTGTGAGTGCGCGGGAGGACGACACCCTCAATCAGTGGCTGGTGCAGTTCACCCTGTCAGAGAAGCTGTCCAACCCTGAGCGGGTGGAGAACCGGCGCGCCGGCAACGGCGTTACGTCGCAGTCCGGCCCGGGTTCGGCGGTCGGCGGCTCCGCTGCTGGTGGGGGCGGCGGTACCGGCAAACCCGAGGAACTGAGTGGCTTTGAACGGACCTTGAAAAAGGTCGACGACTGGCTGGCCCCAACACCATGAAACTGCACAAGGTACTGACGATCGGCGGCACGCCTTACCCACTGATCAAGGATGAAGTCCGGCTGGATATCAAAAGCCCCGGCCGGGCGACCTTCACCATTCAGGCCGGTGTCCCGGTCAAAGGCCTGGTGATGCTCGATGTCGGCTACAACGACAGTCCGCTGCAACGCCACTTCATCGGCTTCGTTGAGCGGTCCACGGCGATCAACAGCGTGCAGCAGATCCTGGTCTGCCGCGAACTTACGGCGATCCTGTCGCAGCCCATGCCGCTGAACCTGCGCCACGTCGACCTGCAGGGCGTGCTGGCCGAGGTCAGCGACAAGACCGGGCTGCGCTTTCGCGTGCCGGACAAGGCCTACGCCAAGGTCAAAGCCCCTTTTTTCTACAGCCTGGCCGCTGGTTACCTGGCCATGGACAGCCTGGCCAGCGTGTTCAACATCCCCGACTTTATCTGGCAGCAGCAGGGCGACGGCGACGTGTTTGTGGGCAGTTGGGCGGATAGCTTCTTCGGTATCCGCTCGCCGCTGCAGCTCCCCGTCGAACTGTTCGACGGCTACCAGGGCAACCAGAGCGCAATGAACGCGGCCCTA